GGCTGTATCGCATATTGTGATGAGTGCTTGCCGAAGCACTTTGATTATTTGAGGGAGGATGATTAAATGGTAATATGTCAGACTGCACTAAATCAAAAGAAGGTGTTGCGACCGATGGTGCGTAATCCCTTCAAAATCAAGGACAGTGCCGACCCCCCGAACCCGTTTGAGGTGAAAGCATGATTATAAGTCTGTTTTCAGCAATTTTGGGGGGAGATTTTTGACGACACCGGGGGCGACTCGACGTTGGGTTCAAAAGGCTGTGAAAGCCGGAGCGTTGAACACATGGACTACTGCGTCGGCTGTCGCTACCTTTATCGAGGATAAGTGGGGGCCGTGTAACAACGGTTGCCCGAACGCTTACGCGGTTGGGTCAGTCCTCGCTTCGATGGCTCGACAGGGTAGTATAACAAAGCAACAAAAAGGTAGGGAGGCTTCATTTTGGCGAGTAAAATAATGCCTAATTCCTCCGCAAAAATGCGACGTGGGCTGATAGATAAGGGCTTCGCCGTAACCTTTATGAGAACGACTAACTACCATGAGAGGCCGGGAGGGATGCACATAATGAGAACATGGGAACGGCGGATTCGTGGCCTACTATGGGATGCGTGCGACTTTGTAGCGGAACGGGGTGAGATGGTCTTAACGGGCTTCTTATGCTTCACTCTTGCTGCGTTAGGCACAACCTTAATAGTGTCACTGAATTAGGCAAGGGTAACGGAGATGAAAATATGGAATGGTATGGTATGAGTGGACAGATAGAGATAGGCTGCAATGCACTTGAAGATGCGGTAGTCTGCGAAGAAGTCGGAATCAAGAACGCAGTTAGTAGGTATCTATTGCGTATCTTTGAGATACGACCCGGAACAGAACGACTGAATCTTCTCATGCTCAAATTGAACGGAGAATCATACGCTATTTGGGCTATGAGTGCGGGAATCATAGGGACTAATAAGACAGCAGCAGAAGTGATTACTCAACAGTGTGAGGGGCCGGTTCCCTTGCCGGTTGGGTTTACAATTGTTGTCAATAATGAAGAAGCAGACATTATTCTAAAGGTATGCACTAACATAGCGCAAGCCGGTGTGTTGTCGGTCTTGACGGTAGGTGGTATTGGGGGGGCCGACGTATGAAGCACATGAGGCTTAGACGGGCCGTTGCTCGCGTTCTAATGGACGCAAAGGAGTTGGGGCATGGTTACCTAACGGTGGGGCAAATTGTGGACCGCTTGATGGATGGCGGCTGGTCGAAGCACATACCTTCGACACGACGCCTCGGACAGATTCTCAAGACTACACCGGGGTTTGTGCGTGAGGACAGGAGATATGTGTATGACAGGGACAGACACGGCTGCAAAATGCTCTCGATGTGGGGCATCCGTGAATGGGAGGTGAGGACTTGGCTTTGAGCCTCTTTGAACAGCGGATATGGTCGTCGCTCCGTGAGGTGGGCGACCTTCTTATCGCTAAGAACAAACAATACGGTGATTCGGCCTTTGACCCTCTCCGTATTTTCAGCAAGGCTGACGCCGACGCCGGACTACGGATTCGGATAGACGATAAATTGTCGCGGTTGGCGAGAGGCAACGACTCTATCGAGAGCGACCGAGATATTATCTTGGACTTGATAGGTTACCTAACACTACTACTCCTACAAATGGACGAGAAATATGCCGTTGTGGAGACAGAAGAAGAATAAGGAGATGAGAAGATAACGCAATATGGCACATTGAAAAGAAACTTAAAAGGGGTGAATAAAATGAGTAAGGCAAATAACATAAAAACGAGAACGAAACCTGCCTCCGCATTATTATTGCTTTTGGCTGTCCTTGAAAAAGAGGGTGATTATGATAATGAATTGTGGGGTATAGATATAACATTACCGAGTTGGGATGAATTATTAGGCCAAATTGAAAGAGTAGTAAAGAGAGATGGTGGTATGTCTGTAAAGAAACAAATTGCCTATGAGCGAGAGGAACGATATTATGAAATTACTGATAAATTAACATGGGATGAATTAGAAGAATTAGAGAAATTAAGTAAAAAGGATGGTGAATAAAATGAGAAAAAATCAAAGACGAGATGCCTACGCGAGATATAGTAGGTTGATAACGACAGGACAGCGAGAGGGCAAAGTAACGAAGGGCGACTTGGGCGAGTCATACGTTCAAGGAGTCAATGATGCCTTCGATTTGATTTATGGCGAGGGCTGGTGTGATGAGGCATGAGTGAAGAAAAACCTACCGAACACCAATGTGTAGCGTGCGGGTTGGTTGAAATAAGGCTGCTTGGGCATGAAAGTCCTCAAGGACGGCGACTTAGCCCCATGCCGATTAAATCAGACAAAGGTTCGGGCTACCACTGTCGCAAATGCTCTAAACCTACCTATGACAGACTAAAGGATAGGTATTGAGGGTTTTCAATGAAAGCAGTAATGATAGCCTGTGATGATATACTCATAGAAGATGTGTTCCCCTATACACGCGCACGAAAGGAGGGCGGGGCGGCGGCCACCCCTTCTATTGTTATCAAGAACGTGCGTGATGGAGAGCGTTACTATCTATGCGGCTTCAAGAATCTATGGTCGCTGCTGGACCGAGTGATGAAGCAGAAGTATTATCGAAGGGCTGTGAAAGACGAATTACTCAATGGGCCGCCGACAGCGTTTGCTGATAAATTGGAGGCCGTCATTAGGACAGCGCACCCTACCAGCATGATGTTCCACCTATGCGAGAAGCAAGCAGATTTTGTGAAGCAATACGGGCATTGGCCTATGGCCGACACCCGCATTCAAGTCCATGAGAATATCATTTGTGGTGTCACAACGGCCTTAGAACATCACAACCTACAATACCTACTCAATCTGATAAAGGACAACGACCTCGATTGGGTCTATCAAGGCTTGGAAACCTACAATCAAGCAAAGGATAGAAGCACTCGCAATGTTCGGTCCTACCATCTTTTCTCACATTCTAAGCAACGGGTTCCCGCTTTGACAGCACGCCTAAGAATCGGCGTGGCTGAAAATCATACTACTACTATCGAGTCATGGGTTGAGTCAGACGAGGGGTGGGCTACCGCCGCTTGGGATAAAAGGCATCTATGTCACGAAACCAACGGGTCTTATCTCGGCCCCCTTTTCTGCAAGGTGGATAAGGGATTGAGGGATATACTCAACATATACGAAGGACAGGACATACTACAACAGACTTCATCAGCCGCTTGGGACCGACTCTTAGACAAAGGGTGCAAGGGCAAGACGCTTAATGAGCGTGTAGCCATGAGGCATCACGTTTTCCGCCTAACGGGGGTGGGAGCAGAATGATTCTTTCTATTATTTCTGAACCCCGCCGAAAAAATAAAGGGGGCGCAGTAACCCTTTGCGCTCAATTCATTTTATACTCTATGGGGTATGTATTAGAGGATTTGACCCGATTCGGAATAGTAATAGATACATACCTATATGACGAAAAGAAAGAATAGGAGTCAAGGGGATGCTATACAGCGATTATTTATTTTGGTGATTTTTGGAAAGAATAGAAAGAATGGAGATGAGAAGATGGATGACTATCGAAAACGCAACACTACGAAGAAGTATGGTTCGGCTGGCCCCCGCTCGCGTGGGCGTAATGCCGTGATAGATGTGGCTTATCACTACATCAAAGCCGAAGGACCGAAGCATACAGCCGAGATTTACAATTACCTACGAGATGTGAGCGACGTGAACGACGTGCCTACCACTAACGCTATATCCAACTTGCTGCGAGCAAGTCCGTTATTCATGCGAAAAGGTCGTTGCGCCCCCGTTCCCTCGCCCACTTCACCCATAAGGGGTGGCGCACTCTCCGCTGAAGCAATAACACCCCAAGCAAACTTGCCGTCAAAGACTTGGACTAATCAAAGACACAATGTATTATACTTGGCAGACAATCAGAAATCAACATATCCTATTTGGGATATTAACGACCTTGATGAAGTCGCTACCCGTCTTGCTTCATTCAAGCACAGCCGCCGACTCAAACGACTACCGACATTCTTGCGTAGGCGTATTGAAGAAATGAAGGAGGTGACGGTGTGATTGAATCATTCGGGAAGATGGACTATATCACCATAAAACCGTTCCCTCGTCACTGTGAGGCGATAGTAATAGTGGACGGTGCGCTCGGACACGCGCCCTACATATCCACGTCCTCTTTCATTGGCGATAAGAAGCCGATAGGTTACTTCATGTCACGCTTCATGGCTCAAGAGCCTATCAATACTGTGCCGGACATGGAGCAACCGGGGTGGCCGGTCCATCAAATCGCTGACAACCTCATCGTAGTGACAATGAGGCACTTTCACACGCCCGACTCAACGGGGCTGACGCCTACAACGCTGTGGGCCTACTACTATCCCGTCCTCATGGGTTTGGCTCGCTTCTTGAGTAGTCGCACCGAGGGTATTCACGTATTCAATGTAACTTCGGCACATGATTGTGTGCCGGACAACCTGTTCAAACAGTTATCTGCTGATGAAGTGCAGCGTTGGCAATTCTATCGGGATGATGAGCCGAAATGCGAGGATGCTGGCGACCCCTTATTCTGCCTCGCCCCTGCATGGTTCCTAAATTGGTCTGCGGCTAAGACCGCTCCGAAAAATAATTTCCGTTCAACATTAGTAAATGTGGGCTACGAACCCGCTTCTCGTCAAGATGGCTTGCCTGTCGCTGTGGACTTGACGGCCACTAACACACTAATTGCGTATATCGAGGACTACTTCGGTGTCGTGCATGACGCCAAAGCCCTTGACGCAATGATAACGGAGATAGAATTATCCGATATGGAGAGTCGGCAGGTATTGAATGAAGTGCATAGGGCCGTTGCTCAACTCGATAAGGATAAGGGCAAGAATCCCAATGGGGTGATGTTCGGGTGACATTTGACATATTCGACGGTGTGCGTGACTACACGGATGCGAATAATTATGTGGGTGTTCACGACTTTGTGGATATATTCATCTGCTCAATAGGAGCGCACCTATTCAATACCGTGAACAGGTGTTCCGCCTGTCCGTTCAAGCCCGAAGATAACGAGGACGGGTATGCTATATTCGACTGTCCGATGCGGCATGATAACCACCCCATCTATACTCCTATGAGTCATGTGGCCGACACCCGCCTACACATTCTGATTCGTGGTGGTAAAGGTTCGGGCAAAAATGTTCTCATTGACCTATTCTTGCGCGAGGGAACGGGCCTCCTATACAACACTAATTCGGTGCTGAACGTCATTGACGCGCAGCACAGGCAACCGGGGTTCCCTACGGACATTGGGCCTAACTCAATCACGGAGGCGGGTATGTTTGGCTCCGTTGATGAAGAAGGCGACATAACGGGGCGACCTCTTGCACGCGATATGTGTGGTGGCTTCCTCGGTTTTGAGGAGTTTTCCAGCGTGACCGACGCTTCCAAGAAGGAGCATTCAATGGATATGAAGAACCAATTGCTCACCAGCACCGACAGTGGGCGTGTGAATAAGCGAATGCGTAGTGGTATTGTCCGTTACAGCACGCTATACACGATATGGGCGGGAACCCAACCGGGTCGCTTTGAATTGGAGTCGGGTCTTGACCGCCGCTTCTTCATCATTGACATTGAGATGACGCCGGATAAGGAGCGTGCTTTCAAACAGTCACAGGTTCTCAACAGTAACATGACTTCGGCTCATCGGGCTAAGATGGCCCGCATCAACATGGAATTGCGGGAGTGGTTTGTCAAGCGACTCATGGACACTGTTACTACTCCGCCTAAAGGCATCCGTTTTGACTCATCCCTTGAAGAATGGCTCATGCGTAGTGATGTTAGGTCGCATGAGGCTGACCTATTCCGGCGGCTCGCCATTGGTTACCACATGATGCAGCCCACATGGGCTAAGGACACCACATTAGAAATTACAGTGGATGACAGGCTTGAGAAACTTTTGAATACTTCTTTGCGTATGAGAAGAAACGTGATGGATGCAGACGTGCAGTTAATCAAGCAGACTTATTGGAACACGGCATTGACCCGCTCCACGCTTCTGAAGGAGGTGTCGCGCATGATAACTATGGGTGATTATCAAGGAGCGAAGCGGTGGGTCGAGGACAATCTCAAGGGGCAGCGTTGGTATGAAGAATACCGGCCCGACAAAGGAGGGAGAGGGCGGCGAGGCGTTATGGTTCGCATCGGTCCTCCCGCTCCGAGAGAACACACAGAAATGAATTGGGGGAATGAAGATGAGCAGACCAGCGAGAAGAAAACCGGGACAGGCATTGAGAATGAGGCATGAGCGATTCCGTAATAGAGCATACGCTCTATTGTTGGATGAAAGCAGATGGATGACGGCGGCAGCCATAAGGGAGCATTTTGTGGACGGACACCCGGCCACGCGCACGATAAACACAGGTAGTCGGTGGAATACCGCATTACTACCCGAAGTCGGTAATGGCGCACTATCACAGATTCTAAGACGCGACCCTCGCTTCAAGAGGCGGCATATTGGAACAGGCGGAAAGAAAGGTGGCACTGCTGATAGGGTGGAGTGGACTGCTATTAAGGAGGGGGGCGAATGAAGAAGTTATCAAGGCGGGTCAAGAAGCCGCATATCCGTAATGCCGTTTACCGCTATTTGAGTGAGAAGAAGGTTTGGCTGACGGCTAATCAAATCCTTGACGCCTTTCAGCAGGGCGACATACTCACTGTCAAAGGGCAACAATCCTATGGTTACAGTGTCCCTCGACGGGCCGCAGACCTTTCCTTCTTGCTGAAAAAGGATGAAAGGTTTGTGAGTCGAAAAACGGAGGCGGCGGCTCTAAGTCATAGCGGCCCCTACATCATCAAGGAGTGGAGTGTGGCGGAGGTAGCCAAGAATGAGTAAGCATTTGAGATTCCGCAATAGGGTGTTCCGCCTTCTTTCAGACGAAGGCACATGGATGACGGCGGCACGAATCATTGAGATATTTCAGTGTGGGGGTCACCCATCCCTACACATACGGGATAATCATTATTGTAGTCCAGCCATGCTACCCGGTAACACCACAGCGGTGAGTAATGTGTTGAACCGCGACCGGCGGTTTGTGTCACGGACAACAAAAAACAAATCCACTTTGGGTAGTAATTCGTGGGTGGTTAATGAGTGGACGGTGAAAGTATGAAAGGTAGGCGCGAGATAGAAGATGAATTGCAGCGTGCCTTGCTACACGAAGGGAAAGCCCCCTCCGAATATGTGACCGCCCTTCAGTGGGTGTTATCTGATTCCGAATGCGCTATGTGCGCCCATCCCCAATCAAGAGAGTGGGAATTGAAATTACACCGAGAAGAAACAACCCCCTCTTTCATTGAGGGCAAGATGGCGTGGTCTGTTGGCACTGTGGATAACCACATGAAAAACCATGTGGATTACGACGCATCCGAGGCGGCTGTCATTGAACAGGCTCGGCACGAAACCATTGATACCCTCAACGTGGCTGAAAATCTCATGCAACGAATGGTTGGTTGGCTTGATGAGTTAGAAGAACGCAGGGCTGGAGAGGGCGTATCGAGTGAGTGGATTGCCGACGCAACCCGGCTGGTAGGCCAATGTCACACCGGATTGAAATTGATAGGGCAATTGAAGAAGGAGATAGGTGTTGATTCCCAACTGCTTCTTGCCGACCGTAAAATGGACACGGTTATGGGTGTCCTCGTTGATGTTCTCCGAGAAGAACCGAAGTATCTTGATAGTATCGAATTGCGGCTCGCTGGTCTGAAAGCACCGACCAATATAATTGATGTTGATTTCACGGAGGAGGCTGCTTGACGGACTTCAATGACGGCCGGGGCAAATTGGGTTACATCAAGCCTGTGCGCCTTCGCAAATGCAATGAGTGTGGGTTTGAGAACAGGCAGAAGGATAACGGACATAAGTATTGGTGTCCTGTTCTCAAACGGGTCGTCTATTGCGGGTATATGAGGGTGATAAGAGATGAAGCGTAGGCGTATGATGTATAGGGCTACCCTCCATGAAGATGAGATGGGGGAGATAGTCACTATACTCAAGGATGAAGGGGCGACGTTCCACTCATCATCTGTTGGTTACGAATGGCGCATTGGTCCCTATCGGGTGGCTGCGGCTGCTGTCCGTGAACGCTTCGACCTCGGCCGCTCCCAATGGGATAGGTTTATCATGTTCTTGCTAAGGGAGGATATACAATGGCCCGATTAAATCATTTCAACCGGCTGGCGTTCTTAGATTTTGTGGAGAGTGGAGGCCTTGATGGACCCGACTACCTTCCCGCCACCGAGATAGCGGAGAGGACAAAAAGGCATCATATCATGCCGCGTTTAGGTAGCCTCACTACGAAGAAGATAGCCCAATTCTGCGGCGAGTATTATCGAAAAGGCCTCCTTGAAAGAAGGGGTAGTGAGTATGGTGACAAAAGAACATTTATTTATCGGAGGGCGAGATAATGGGTGTTGTCATTTTCACGCGAGATGCAGCGACCTACCGGGTAGGTGATTACGTGGAGATGTGGGGTGAGTTATCCACCGCTCCTACTGCCCCCGATGTTACTTTCATACTTCATAGTGATGCGTTCAAGGTGAAGGATGCCGAGGGGTGGGCCGACCTTATTACCTACCGGCTGGTTGTTGTCACCACGAAAGAGGTAACCTTTGGCGCAGATGAGCGTATCTTTGGTGACAAATCCCTCAAGGAGAGGACTATCTCGTATCGGCGTAATATCGAAGCCCTGTTTCGCTGGACCGACAGGGACCGGGTGCTGAAGGCCGTGTCCACCGTTCCCCTACCCCTCATTGGGGCTTTTGTGAGGGTGAATAGGGCCGACGACATAGATACGGCGCGTCGTGTGGTCGCTACCCGCTACACACTCCCTAATTCATATCTGTTGGCCTCCCTTGCTTATTCTATTGAGCCTCGCTCCGTCAAGGTGGTGTGGCCCACCAAGAAGCAGAAGAAGAAGGTCGCAGCAACACTCCCTTTCACCCGACCAACAGACATTTATGCGGCCACATTGGTTGGTCTTGCGCCCGAAATCCGCAACAATTTACGCGACCAACATTCCGATTCCCTACCGAAAGGCACACTCAAAGGGCGCGAGGGGGTGACTGAATGGTTGTAGCGGAGGCCTGTCTGCTGGTCGTCGGCTACATCATGCTCGGCCACTACCTCAACCTACTCTTTTGTCCCGAAATCCTCGATTCCTTCGACCACTATAACCCCCCCACGAACCGACGACCCGGTATCGAGCAGGTCAATGAGCGGATAGGGGGATGGGTAAACGACCACGCCCCTGCCTTTTTGGTGTCTGAACCTACCGGACTTGACCCCGAAGATGGGGTATCAATGGCTGTCATGTTGGAGGAAGGGGAGTTATGATAGTTTCCGACAGGTTAAAGTATCAAAACCAAGCACCTTTATCTATGAGTGCAAATAACCGGCGCATTCGCCGGGTCATCGTGGATATTCTTTGGGACTATGGCCCCATGACGAAACAGCAGGTTGCAGATATACTGCAAGACCACAGGGGCATACGACAGGTTCCCTCCCCCCAATCTCTCTCCGCCCTCCTATCCAAGAACCCGCAGGTCATATGCCTCGGCATCGAGAGGGTGGAAACGGCAGGTGGAGGCAAAGCGCGACACATGAAGTTTGGTATTGACCGCAACCTCATACGACATAAGGATGACATTATGCTCACCCGACCTGTGAACGCTATGACGCCTACACAGCGCAAGGAGGCCATCAAGTGTCTTGAGTGTGGTCGCACGCGAGTGATGCCTAAAGGTGGCCCACCCTGCCTTCATTGTCGTCGCTATATCACACCCCCGTAGGGTATATAACCTACTTGCTGTGACGGTATAGTATGGGTGAATTGTGTTCGGCTTGCGCTTCAAACCCCCCGGAGAAGGGGAGATGGGGCGACGACGATGATGATTTGTGTGTTTGGTGCATCAAGAAATACCGATGCTATATGTGTTGGGAGGAAAATGAGATGTTCAGGGGGCCGGAGTGGAAAACACACCACTACTGCGAAGAACCGGACCACGTTCTATGCCCTAATTGCTGGTCGCTGGTCGAAAGAGATTATGTGACGGACGGTGAACAGTAATGGATTTTATTTTGTGCGGGGCTGGCCTCCTTTTTCTCATGTTGATATGGATGCTCATAACCGAGGGGGCAAAAGGACTATGAAGAACATTTGGTGGGAAAAACACCGTCCGAAATGGCTGAACGAGTTTGTAGGCCAAGACCACTTGAGGGCCGAGATGGAGGAGTTATTACAAAACGGTGCGCCAATGCAGAATTACCTTTTCCACAGTAAAGAGCCGGGAACGGGCAAGACCACCCTCGCCTACATCATAGCACATAATATGGGCCTTCAACTACACCAATTCAACGCTTCGACTAAGGAGCAAAGAGGTATCGAGTTTGTGCAAAACGACGTAATCCCGTTGGCTTCAGTAGGTCAAGAGTGTATTATCTTTCTTGACGAGGCCGACCAATTGACTGATGCCGCTCAATCAGCACTCAAGGGTGTCATAGAGAACAGCCCCGCCTTCTTCATCTTGACCTGTAACGATTTGAATAAGGTCAGCGTATGGTTGAGGTCACGCTGTCAATTACGCCAATTCCACCCCATACCCGATAAGGCCATGAAAAAACGCCTTGTGCGTGTAGCGTCATTAGAGGGGGCCACAATCCGTGAGGTGGACTTAGACCGTATTGTCAAGCGGCACAAAGGTGACCTACGCAACGCTTTGGGTGCGCTGCAAACACTCGCCCTTTTACCCGAAGATAACCGGGCCTCCTTCTCCCTATCTCTTATTGATGGTGATTTCGATGTAGCACACCTGCTACGCCTCATCGTGAAAGAGAAGGCCTTTGATGAGGCCATGAATATGATTCAAAACATTGATGCACAGTCCGTAGTGGACGTGGTATTCAGACACGGTATTCACAACCCTGCAAACGTGACCGCCAAATTATCCCTAATTGATGCAGCCGTCATTTCCCGCCGAGATTTGCTTATGGGGGTGGAGGATGAATATGTCAAGCACAACTTCGTCAGAATGTTGTATGGAGAGGTGCCGTGACCTTTATATCCTACTTGCTGTGAGGGACAGAAGCCGGGAACGGAAAAGGAGATGAGATGATGGAGCAGTATGCGGAATATGCAGAAAGAATGGCTAAGAACATCGGTGTTGATACGACAACCTTGAAGGGTCGTGTTGATGCGGTGTTGGCCGAGAACAAAGATGATTGGGAGAATGCGGGTCGCTCCGAAGATGAGTGCCGCCTAATGGCCTTGCGTGTAGCAGGTCGTGTCCTACGCACAGAAGGAGATAGGCTGCAACGGTCGGGTTGTGACCTGTATGAAGGTATGTTTTTGACGATGCCTCGCTACAAAGATTGGGCCGAGATGGCTTATTCTAAGATGGCGACCACGTTGGCGGCAGCACCCGACACTTTGATTCGTGGCCTCGTAACACAGGGCAAGATTGTCTATTATGAGGCGAGCGGGGATAAGTGGACTATGAACTTCAATCCGAGCCTCGTAGGCAGACAGGCCTTTGTTGAGGGTCACAAAACCACAGACGTGGGCGAGTTACCCAACAGGCACCGCTTTGTGGATGGTTCGCAGAATAAGGCGTTCTATCTCGTTTGGGACGCTAACACGCCTACTTGGCCGAGTGGTGACGACAATTTCAAGTATGGGGCGGCACGCCCTCTCACGGAATTGGAGCGCAAGGCACTGTTCATTGGACGAGTGCAGGGCAAAGAGGATGTGCAGACTATCACTATCACTTTCAGTGGTGCGTTGGCGCAAGAGCAATTCCCTACCTACCAGCCCGGAACAATCTCGCTACGCACAGGCAAGGGTGGCGACCGGGCGTATGGAAAGAAGGGTGTAACTACCTTTCACCCGAACCCCGAATTGGCTTCTATCTTTACAGGACCGCCTGTGGACATAAATGGTGGCGAACCTGCGGGTATCGTTCCCGAAATGGCTACGGCTTGGCTTGATTCTCTCGCAGACATACCGGGCTACGTTGATGAACACCGTGAAGATGACGGTTGGTGGGACACATGGGTTGGTGTAGCGGTTGAGGTCATTCATATTGACCCGAGGGACCGAGGAGGCTTCATTGTGTCCTGTGGTGACCTCGATATTATGTCGTTGGCCCCTTCAGTGGACCTATACGTTCCCGCAGAACAGGAGTCGTTGGTGGACTTCGGCGTTGGCTCAACCCTAATGCTCGTCGGTGCGCCTTGGCTAACACGCGAGGGCGACGGCCGCCTATCTATCAGTGGTTGGTGGTGTATTGACGCCATCCAACCTGCTGGCGACGGTGGGTGGAGTGAGTGAGCGACCCTATTGCGGTAGGAGCCTATGTCCTAATTAGGACAGGGCGCACGACCACCGAGAGTGGGCTAATCCTCAATGAGAGTGCTACTGTGGAGTCTATGGGAGCAGAAGGGGGGGAGTGTGTTGGTTTTGGTGTTGGTGATTCGGTCCTTTACAATGAGGGGGCCGTTATTGACACCGGCACGCCCCACTTGATTGCCGTTCATTACAATGACATATTGGCGGTGCTACCTTGAGTGAGATTCTGTATGGTGATGATGCGAAGGACCGCATTCTTGCCGGTATTGACAAAGTGGCTGATACGGTCAAGGTTACTCTTGGTCCGAAGGCCCGAACAGTCGTGGTTGAGAACCTGTATAAATCTCCCTCCGTTCTAAATGACGGGGTAATGATTGCTCGGTCCATCCGAAGTGATGACCCTTTTGAGCAGTTAGGGATTAGTCTAATTCAACAGGTCGCTAACGAAGCGCAGATGAAGGCTGGTGACGGCACAACAACGGCCGCAGTCCTCGCGCAAGCCCTGTCGCACGCAAGTCGAAAGGCTGTGCAAGAGGGCGCAGACCCCGTAGCCCTCAAGACCAACATAGATTCTGTTATCGGGTTGGTTTGTGACGCCTTAATGAAAATGGCCGTTCCCGTTGATGACGATATGGGTATTCTAAGACAGGTTGCCTCAATCGCAGCGAACAATGATTCCCTACTTGGTGGTTCTATTGCCGAGGTTTACGAACAGGTGGGTCCGAGGGGTGTTGTCACCGTTGAGCGGGGGCATACTCTCCAAACAACCCATGAGTTTACAGAAGGTCTTGAGATTGAAAACGGCTTCTTATCGCCGGTCATGGTAACCAACCACGACCGAGGTATTTGTGAAATGCAGAACCCGTATGTTCTTCTCATTTCTGAACCTGTTGCTAATTTTCACGATTTGGTCCCTGCACTTGAGGGGGCGGTCAAGGTGGGCCGCCCACTACTGATAATCGCGCCGGGGCTTGAGGGCAACGCGCTGCCTAATCTCTTGGTAAATATCATGCAGGGAACGGTTAGCGTGTGTTTTGTAAAGGCACCGGGATGGGGGCAAGACCAAAACGCCTATCTCGCTGATATAGCGGCACTGACGGGAGCAACCGTTTTTGAGCCGAGTATTCATGGTAGCCTACGCGAAATGACCTTTACTGACTACGGGGGAGATGCCTCTAAGGTAACGGCAACGCAGACACGCACGACTATTGTTAATGATGCAGCCCCCGAAGGACTTGAACCCTACATCGAGGGGCTTCGCACGCAAGCCAAGGATGCAGAACAGGAGTGGGACGAGCAGAAAATCCGCTCCCGTATCGCCAAATTGACAGGTGGTGTTGCTATCATCCGTGTGGGTGGGGCGACTGAAACCGAGGTCAATGAGCGTATGGAGCGTATAGATGACGCTCTCAACGCCACGAAGGCGGCCATCGAGGATGGTATCGTCGTAGGTGGTGGTCTTGCTTTGTTTGCTGCGTTCCATGAGGTGCCGACAGACACCTTATTGGTGGCAAGACACATCGTATTAGAGGCATTATCGCGCCCGACTATGCAGATAGCCGAGAACGCTGGAATTGTCTTAAATGAACCCGATTTTGGACAGGCTTCATGGTGTATTGATGCCATCAAAGGTGTTGGTTTCAACGCCTCGACGGGCGAACTTGAGGATTTGTTCGCAGCAGGTGTCCTCGACCCCGTTAAGGTAACTATTAGCAGCCTTCTCACAGCAGCGTCTATTGCTGGACTCGTCCTAACGACTGAGGCGGCCGTATCGGTCCCTAAGCCCGACGAGTGAAGTATATAACCTACTTGCTGTGACGTATATTTGGTGAGAAAATGAGTTGGAACACAATGAAAGAACCGGAGGGGTCCATAGAAACGGAGCCGCCTAAACAGACGTATGATAGGGACTTCTATGCGAAGGCATTTGAGCAAGCGACGAGAGCAGGTGGGCGTGCAGCCCTACGACCTGTGCGTTGCGCCCTCGTAGCGAAGGAGAATTGCTGTAAAACCGGACTCGCTCTTGAGTTAGCAAGGGCCGGTGGTAATGAGGGAGAAATCCATATCTTCGACATTGATAGCAGCGCGGAGAACACGGTTGATTACGTTTATCCCGACGATAAAAACATATTCATCCATAGGCTCTTTGATGAAACGGATGGTAGTATTTTCCATGATGATAACAGCACTGATTGGGTGGGCCTCGTTGATAAGGTGTCTTGGTTCGTGAATGTCTTGGGCGAACGTGCGGCTGAAGGTAAAGTGGCTGCGGTCATCTTTGACGGTGGCTCCACATTTCTCAAGTGGTGCGAGTTTGCTATGAGTCGCATCCTTATGGAGCGAGAGAACGCACCCATTGATATGGACAGCGACCGCTTCAACCAAGCCGAATGGCGAGTCCGTAACAAACTGTTCAAGAACACGATAAACAGGATTAACTCGCTGCCGGTATCTCGGGTGTTCTTCACGTTCCATCTAAAGGACGTGAAAAATTACGTGGACCTCGGTAACGGCACTAAGGGGCTGATGAAGATTGGAGAGAAGGTTGATTGGCCTATTGATACCCAACGCCTGTTCTCACAGCAGATTTGGCTAAACCGCTACATGAAAGAAGAAGATGAGGCGGCTGGTGTGAAGGCTGACCCTAAACTCGGCCCTAACGATTGGGCCGTGAAAGCAACCATCGAAGAAATGAAGGGTCGCTACACGGAACATCTCGGAGAAACCCACACTGTTATCGAAGTGAAGAAGGGCAAGGTCAATTGGACCGGACTGCCTTTCTTGACGTGGGAGAATGGCGACCAACCCCCCGAAGATGGGGTGGACGAGGATGAGTGAAGGGGGCCGTAGTCTAACGGAAAGGCACCGGCATGGTTGCCGGATAATGGAGGTTCAAATCCTCCCGGCTCCATTGGGGGCAACCCTATGAGTCTGATGAATAAGAGGATGGGTGGCCGATTAGCCCGATACTGCTACGGTTGCCGAGAGTATATCCCCCTGCAAGAGTGGACTGACGGTGTTGATAAAGTGCGATACTATCA